CTGCTGCGTTTTTTATTTGAGTCCTCAAATCATCAAAGGATGAACTCATTTCCGCAAAATGCTTATTCGCGTTACTTAACTCTAGATTAAACTGCTTTGTGCTAGCAGCTATATCCTTCATCCTCTTATCCAATTCTGCTCCTTGGATTCCAGAGTCAATTAGGTATTCCCTTATTTTTTGTAGATTTTTAGGATCTGGTGTGCCTGAATTTGCGTTAGCCATTTAGCATAGGTTTACACTGTATAAATATCAAGTATGCCTATTTTTTACGACTAGGCATCTTGCTTACAAAATCAGGTACCTTGATACTCTGGGATATCTTTTTTATGTCTTCGGTTTTGGTCTGAGAGGTAACCTTCTTTTTTCCCTGGGCTTCTTCTATCTGCTCTTTTTCGTTTACATAAAACTCATTGATTTCATTGTAAGTGAATTTCCTCAGCCAAATCGGCATGTTGTAAACAGTATCCCAGTCGTAGCCTCCCTTACCGAAAAAAACTATCTGGTGTATATGTTTGAATAGGTTTACCCTATACTCAGAGCTCAGGGTAAAAAAAGGAAAGACCTAAAGGAAGAGATACGCCCTCCTCAACGTATCCGTCTGATCCTACGAATGTGAAAGTGAAGTCCACACCTGGGGTTACAGATTTTATGAATTTTCTCAAAGCTATGGAATCATTGGCCAATAGACCATTGTCCACAAAGTTTCTTATGAAGTTCTTATCTCTGTCTCCGTTTACTTCGACTATTTGGTGCTTCAGTCTTAAAGTGACTGCATTTGATATGCTTGCTTTGCTCCTTGCTTTAGTTTCAGTTTCTATCGCTCTCTCGTCTCCGTGCGTGAGTAGTTTAATCACTACTTCGTTACGAGTGTTAGGAAGAGTGAATTTGATCTCTCCGCTATTGTTGAATATCGATAGATCGATTTCTTTTTCTTTTAGTTGTGTGAGATCTACATTGAACTTCTCTTCTTTGTCCGTGTTAGGATTCCTGAAGTTGATCTCGTAATTCTTACCGTAACCCAAAATCCTTGCGGCTACCATTATAGCGTCTTTGTCTCCCGTGATGATGTCATCGTAGTTTATTTTAGTGACTATCATGGACTGAAACAGCTTATCGAAAACTATTCCCTGTTGTATGTAGTTGGAGTTAGTTAGAATGTCCTCTTCTTTTGCAGTCATGTACTTCATTTCAATTTCTCCTGAAGAAAGAGGGTTTTCTTTGGGATAAACAAGACCTTTGGAAGGCAACTTTACGATTTCTGTAGGTAACTTAAATTCTGACATAGATGTTTGTTTTATTTATAAATATCCGTAAACAGAGTTTTTGGGAAATAAAAAAGCCCCAAATAATGGGGCTCTTTTTGTTGATGTTTTGTAAGATTAGTAGTTCAGGACGCAATAGTCCATGGCCACGTTTACAGTCAATTCGGTGGGATCTGAAGAAGACCAGTCGTAGGTACCGAAAGTTGCTTCCTTAACGAAAGCGCCCTTAAGGATCCACTCAGATACTACGTCGCCCACAGGACCGAGGATAGAAAGGTTGATGTCCTTCTTGTAGAAGTCGGAGTAACCGTCACGACCAGTTACGGATTCGTGAGACAGACGCACCCATTCCATCACAGCCTGCTGGCCTGAAGGAGAAATAGGGTTGTAGAGCGAAAGGCTCATGTCTCTCCACTCCGCCTTGCCTTTGATCTTACGGTACACGTTGATGTGCTCTAACTTTATCTCGTTCAAGGTTACGCCAGGAGCATCCGCCTTTTTGATCATGTAAGAAGGAATTCCGTCTATGTACATGATGAATCGGTTGTTTACCGTTGGCTCGTAGGCCGTGAACATTATTTCGTTGGGATCCAGTACTGGCATCTTCTTGTGATTTTAAATTCTAGTTATAAATATACGATAACTAAATTATTAGCGACACATGCGACTAGGGTGCGGTCCTGAAACTATTTCGTTTTCGTCGTTTACGCGGTAGCACTCTCCGTCTATCATTCTGTACGCAGTTTCGTACTCTTTGATGTTTTCTTTGGCCTCTTCTACAGGGGCTTTACCTTCTTTGTCGCCTTCCATCTCAGAGATCATCTTACCGATCGCTTCGTAAGCTGCTTTCAATTCGTCTAAAGAGCGCGCCTTCTTTTTAATCTTATTCATACCATCGTGAGGCGCATCGTCCTTCATTTCAGGAGCTTCAGCTTTCTTCACTTTCGGTGCTTTGGCTTTAGGAGCAGCAGTCTTCTTAGGCTTATCGCCGCTTGAAGATTCTTTTGCTTTTACAGCTTTCATGTCTTTAGTACCGAAGTTTTGTTTGGCTTCGTCTAAGGTCAACTGTGCCTTCACGCTCTCGTAGAGGTGAGCAGGTACTTTAATTCTAAGGATTGTTTTATCGTTCATTTCCATGAGTTTCTAATGTTATTGACCAAATGAAGTGCCTGTAGGCAGGATGTTAAAGTCGAGTTGGATAAATTCGGCAGTCTTAGTAGGCTGCAGATAGATCGTACCAACCAGTTGGTTTCTGTCAACTACTTCAGGCGTGTTGTTAGTCTCGTCCATCACTACTTGGAAGGCGTAGAGACCCTGACGCTGCTGCACTGACTCGAGGTAAGGGTTAACCTGGTTGAGAAACTTATTGCGAGTAACTTGAGTGTTAGGCTCGAATACGATGTTCTCTCCAAGCTGACCGATGTAGCTCTTAAGAGCGATGAGCAGTCTGCGTACGTTAACACGATCAAGAGCAGAAGGCTTCTGCTGAAGTGTCTTCTGACCGTAGATCACTGTACCAACTCCTGGGAAGGTAGCGATAGGGTTAACTTTGCCTTGGTACAGAGTGTTTCTGTCTCCAACGGTGAGTTTTCTCTCCGGTCTCAGTACAGTGGAAAGTGATCCTCTGTTAAGACCTGCAGGTGCGAACCACTCTGCGGATACCTTATCGTTGTACTCGTAAACTGCGGGCACAAGTGTGGAAGCAGGCACGAAGTTGATCTTACCCGTCTCACGGCTTCTAACTTGCAGCCAAGGCCAGTAGGTAGCTCCGTAAGAGTTATCGAAAGAGATAGCTTGGTTGATCGTCTCTCCGATGGTCTGACCGTAGCCAACCATGTCGAGTACTGCGATGTTGTCTCCTCTGTTTTGCGCGAGGTTCAGTATGCTTGATACTTGAGATATAGCGTTTTGGCTGGTCAAACCAGGAGCGTAGATGACGTTGAAGTCGTAAGCGTCTTGGTTAGACAGCATGTTTATCACTGTATCGTAATCTGTAGGATGTATACCTTGAATGTTTGTGGAAGGCACAGATACTACCGATGCTACAGTAGGAATGGATTCGAAAAGGTTCATCGGTGCTTTACCGTATGATCCGAAGATGGCGCCAGTGGCTCCACCGAAGGAACCTCCTTGTGAACCAGAACCAACCGCAGGGAAGGATCCGGTGTATTGGGGTTTAGCTACGCCGTTAGCGTCGAAGTAGTTAGGAGTAGGATAATTTACAGCCTTAACTCTCACGTACTTAGACTTGTTTGCGTAAGAACCAGAGAGTTGCAGGTAATAGTTACCAGTAGAATCCTGTTGTACGTTTTGTACTTGATCGCCTATAACGTAAGCGACGTAGTTATTTTGGTTAGGATCCAGGGACAGGTTGTTCCATGTCTCAAGGATGGTCTTGCTGTTGTTGTAGTCGTCTCCGCGGCGGATGATTATGCTGAATACACCTGATCCAGTGTCTACTCCGGTAACTTCCCAACGAACGTTAGCAGAAGAACCTGAAGGAAGAGCTCCTTGAGATCCTGAACTCCAATCTCCGCTGTTGTTCATTATGGTACCTACAGAGAGAGTTTCCAATTCGAATACATCTCCGTTAACAGTAGCAGTAGTAGCACCGCCGAGAGTGGCTATCTTAGTAGCTCCGTAAGAAGCTGTGTTTGCACCGAAATAAACTCCGGTCCATATAGTCACTCCGTTGGCAGCAGGACCTGTTCCAGAAGAAGTAATCTGCAGAAGGTTGTTTGCACCTGTGGTTATTGTGAAAAGAGAAGCGAGTTCGGATTGAGAATTCCAGAAACTTGCAAGGGAACCAGACCACTGGTTTTTAGTGTAGCTCGATCCTGCGTTAGGCGAGAAATATCCGTAATCGGTTGAAGGATTATAGTAATTATAGTCAAATCCAAAAGATGCAGGAGCTACGAAATAGTAGTTATCGTTGTTGTCTACTACAGTGAACCATGCACCTGACCCTGTGTCGTACTGATTGAAAGCAGATATGTCTATAGAAGCAGTAGCAGCG